CAGGGTACAAGCTTCGGCATGTATTCGTAACAAATGAGTTACTGCAAGTAGCCTCGCTACCTTTGCAACAGTTCCTGATGAGTGAGCTGCGGGAGATCCCGCAAGATGCGACTTTTGATCAAGATGCTGGAGTGCATCGGGTTCAAGAGTTTATGCGTCAAGGTTTTACCGCTCACTGTTTCGATCTCCAGAAATGCTCTGATAACCTGCCTCGCTACTTTCAGATTCTCCTTTTTGAAAGGTTGAACCTGCCTGTAGAGTGGATTGAGTGGTTCAGAGACGTAACTTCCTCTCGTTGGGAGTTACGTGATCGTATTCCGGTTTTGCGACCGGATGGAAAACCTACCGCTTTGTTGCCCTCACATGCGAAGTTCAGATACCCAAAAGGTAAGGTATCCTTTGTTCGTATGACTGTTGGTCAACAACTTGGTTTCGGACCAAGTTTCCCCGCCTTCTCGCTCTTACACCACTCTATTATTAGGGGCTTGGCAAGGCGACATCGTCGCCCCCTTCAATATGTTTTGTTGGGGGATGACGTTGTCATATTCGACGATATTCTCGCCGAAGAATATGTCAAGTTCATGGATTTGAGTGGAGTTCCGATCTCTTCATCAAAGACAATCGAATCCAAGCATATAGCCGAATTTGCTGGTCGAGTAATCCAACCAGACCGTGTCATGGCAACATACAAATGGCGCGGACGTTGTTCTGATAACAACTTTCTGGACATTTGTAAGGCCTTAGGACCGCGCTCCCTTGGTATGCTTCGCCCTCGCCAACGCTTTATCGCTGAGGTACTGGGATGGATACCAGAACCGTTTGGATTAGGTTGGAATCCTGAGGGGCTTCCCTTAGTGGATCGTATTCGATTCACTGAGGAGCTCTGGCTAAAGCTCTGGATTGAGAAGGACATTCGTGTCCGTCACTATCATAGGAGAACGAGTAGGATACATCATATGTTATATGATTATCCCGAGTGGACAAGAGGTCTATACCTCTCGTCATCACCCGACCAGGGTGATCTTACCCGATTGCTCGAAGCATTTCCAACCTTTGATGTCAAAAGTGAATTTTGGCAACAGTATTGGCATCTCCTTCTCGCGAATCTCGACTGGCTTGCTCGGTCTGGTACCGATATAGCTGGTCTCGGGGGTAAGGAAGTCAATTTCCTCCTTTCTAAGTACTCGTGGATAGAACGGTTGAGTAAGCTTTCTCAACTTACTGTTCTCGAGCGTAAACTCGGCTTCAG